TGGTCATTGTGCGCTTTACTAAGGAATCCAAAGATACCCATTGAAGTTATAAGCATTAGCACCATCACTGCTATGATCATATAATACTTCATAAAACGTGGAGCACGTTCCCAATTGGCTTTGAGCCAACTTGCACATACTAGTTTACCAACTTCTAACGCCGACCCCATTATAATAATAGGAATGGCGGCGGCAGAAAATATTGCGGTAAGACCTACTACTGAGTAATAGATCGCTACCGCGGATATTGTTAAACCAGTTAAAAGTAGTAACCAGGCTAGTATCATTAATTGCCTATTATTCTGCGTCGCCAGATGAGTCAGCTGTAATCAACTCAGTGCCGTCAATTAAGTTAACGCCAACAGTTCCCAATGTCTGAGACGCTGTTGCACCAGTGTGAGTAACAGTGATAGGCAGTTGGCTGTCTATTCCAGCTGTACCGTTATAAACACGAGCATTAGCTGTTGTTTCTAAACGAATCGCTTTAGCAATTTCGTTTTTAATATATAACGCTTTAGTTGTAATGCTTCCGCCTGCAATGTCTGTGCCAGTTGAAGGAATGAAATCATCTCTTTCAAATCTAACAGTAAACGCTAATGTAGTTGCTTGCGAATTGCCGTTAGTTTCGTCTGAGTCAACTTCGATGTCCATAATTTGGCAATCTGCTAGACCTGTTAGTGCGTTAACAATGTTGCGGAAACGCATATTTCCACGAGCACGGTTTTGTCCGTATGCTAGTGTAGTTGGCAATGTAGCAAAACTATCTGAACTGTTTGGTGTAACGCCACCACGGTCGTTTTCTGCACCGCCAGTTGTTGGGTAGTAAGTAGTACTGGTCATAGTAATAACGGCCCTGTACATACCTGGTGCTAATTGGTTAATATTTTGTTGAAATCCTGATGGCATTTTGATGCTCCTTTATATCTAATATTTATCGTTGTTTTACTTGAAAACTATCAAAGCTAGAAAGGCCGCTTGTACAAAAAAGCCAAATCCAATAGTAACAATGTTAAGTAAATCTTTTTGTATTGTTGCTTTGATAAACAAAAGGAACAAACCTAACCAACTGAAAAGCACCATATCAACAGGTGGCATCTTTTCAGTTAATCCCGTAAGAACAGCTATCATAGTAGGAATGGTTGCCATGTGTAGCAATAGTACGGCAATCCACCCTGCTGTTTCTGCTGAAATATGAGGTGCATGTTCTTTTACATTTTTAACCCACAGATCAGCATTAAACAAATCTTGTGTGAATTTTTTAACAACTTCTATGTTCATAATTTTCCTCATTTATAAAAAATATGTCTACCAATTTTTGCTATAGGCTTTTTACCCCACTTTGGATTAATATAATCCCCGTGGAAATAAAGAGCATCTTTGATTGAAGGCAATCTAAATCCCTCCAACAATACTTTTTTGGCTACTTCCATACTTTCCGTATATACAGGACCATTCATTGGTTTCTTTAAACTTGCACTATCGCAATACCAACTGAATTGGCAAAGAACACGTTCGTATATAACGTTTTTCTGGTACACAACCTGGCAAATGTCAGAGGGAAATTGTCCACTTTCTGCACGGTTGATTGTAACTTGTGCCACTGCTACTTTACCTTCAAAAGGTTCGTAACCGGCTTCATGATATATGTTACGAGCTAAACAGTCTAGTTGCTTCTGTCTTAATTGTGCTGTAACCGGGCTCGCTTGTTCACGAGCTGTTTTAAGGGTTTCCAGTTTGTAATTAACTGCTTTATACCCTGCAAATGTTACCACTAGCATAGCTAGGGCAAATACTACAAATTTTATGATGCGTATCATTTAGTTTCTCCTTTACGCTGGAACAGGCATCGCTAGTGCCGTTAATAAACAGTTTTGGCCGTTGGCATCTCCTTGGTTAAATGGTACCTTTTTTCGAGGTACAATATATAGTTATGCCTATAAGATGATGATAAAAACATAAGTTTTAAGTTATCTACGCATTTTACTAATATCTACCGCTTGTTCATTGCTAAAAACAGGCACAGCATTGCTTTTATGCATGGTAGCGATGCCTTTTACCATAGTTCCTGTATAAACTTTTGGGGCGGCCACGGTACATGGACCACCTGTAAATGGCAAACTCGGATGCTTAACATCAGTTCCGTACCTACTATAAGGCTTATTATCTGGTTTCCAAACATCAGCAGTCAAGGCACGTTTACGTTTCTTTTCCTCTGCTTCGATTCCCCATTTCTTTTGGAGATCTTTCCAGCTTTCTTCTTGCTCACGTGCTTTTCTTGCATGTTCTGCTGAAGCGAATTTCTTTTTGCCTTTCTTTTTGCCGGTGGTACTAAGCCACGGACCTTCTAAATGCATACTCAATTTTTTCTCCAAAAGTAATAACTATTTCAATAGTATACTATAATACTGTACTAGTGTCAAGTTTTTTTGGTTTATATACGAAATGATTCGCCACACCCACAGCGATCACGTTCATTAGGATTAACGAAATCGAATCCTTCATTAAGTCCGTTGCGGACCCAATCTACAGTTAGCCCGTTTAGATAGGCCAAACTTTTTGCGTCAACTAATACTACGAAATCTGGATGCCCAAAATTAGTAACACCCACTTCTGCTGTGTATTCGTCTACATATTCTATTGTGTAAGCTAATCCGCTACATCCGGTAGTCCGTACACCCAAACGAATACCTACGCCTTTGCCTCGGCGTTCTAAATTTTGCTTAACTTTCTTAGCTGCTGTGTCTGTTACGGTAATCATTTACAGCCGCCTTGATAGCATCTTCTGCTAGAATTGAACAATGTATTTTAACTGGTGGTAGAGCTAGTTCTGTGGCGATTTGGGAATTTTTGATTGTTCCTGCCTCGTCAAGGGTTTTGCCTTTGAGCCATTCTGTGACGAGGCTCGAGCTCGCAATAGCCGATCCGCAGCCATACGTTTTAAATTTTGCATCTGTAATAATACCTGTATCATCGTCCACCTTTATCTGTAATTTCATAACATCACCACACGCAGGTGCGCCAACCATACCTGTGCCAACTGTTGGGTCGTTTTTTTCAAAAGATCCTACGTTGCGTGGATTTTCGTAGTGATCGATAACTTTGTCTGAATATGCCATACTATATTTATTTAAAAAATCCGGCTAATTTTAATTCTGTGTGCCAATATTTGCTCATTGGAGTGTTAGCAAATTCGTCAAAACAAGGTGTACCTAATGTATAATGTATTAGTTTAGTATTAGGGTTCTCACCGTATTCGTCTGCTAGCCAATTCCATTCAATAGGTAGTTCTCCTATATCGGAATCATCTAACCACGTAAATCTATGCAACTGAGATCCTGATGCTGTTTGTACAAATGCAGGAGTTAACGTTTTATTCTTTGGATGAGCACAGTTCCACAAGACAACGCTGGACCAATTCTTTCTTGGATAGTCTTCATTTTTTGCACCCAAATACTTAGTAGACATTTTAGTTTTATAATTATGTTTAACTACCTGTACAGCATACTTAGAATCAAATAATTTATATAAATTTGTAATATCTTCTTGTAATACCATGTCTCCATCTATAAAAATGGCACAACCTTGATAGTTCATCAAATGAGGTACTAGGAATCGTGTGTAGACAAACTGGTTACTACCGTCAGTGTGTGTTTCAGTGTACTCTTTTAACAAGTTTAGCGATAATGGATTAATACTAACCGGAACAGTTGCATTGCGAATAATACTATTAGTACATACGTGATATGCTATAGTTTCCTTGGTATCGTATCCTACAAATATGTTAATCATGATATCGCTAGAACTGTCAACGTGTCCGATTTATAAGACTGCCCAATTACGGCAAGTATACATGACCTAACTATATCTTCCTCGTTAGTTGGATCTTTAATCCAAATTTTTACAGCTGCTTCATTTATATCGTTGGTTGTAAATTGTGCCAATTCTTCTATATAGTTGTTTATGTAAATTTTAAATGATGGGTCAATTAATCGCTTTTTAACAATTACTTGCCATTGAGGTATGTTATCTCTAACTGCCTGGCGATCTAAATTAATGTGGGGAATCATTGAACAATGATCCATTACTAGATTAAAATGTAAGTCAGGACATTTATCAAAATCTGATCTAGTCATTTTTTTCATTTGGTTCATGAATTCAAATTGTACGCCACTGGTATTATAATACAAACAATTGATGTCATTTAATTTATGAAACAAGTTAATAATATAATTTCGTGTTGAACCAGGATGCATTACATTTTTTTGAATTCGAGGATTATAGTGAATACAGACTGGGTACTTAAATCCAGTATTGTAGTAACTTCTAGATAGCCAACACATCTTTGGAAACAACTTTATAGATACGTCAGAGCGTTCATCGGCAGCTTGAAGATATAATTTCTCGTTAAAATATCGATTGAACTGTTGCTTAACTTCTCCAACTCCTTCAAATAACAGATTTTCGTGTTTACTGATACTACCAATGTAAATATCTTCAGATGGCCGTTTATACTTAAAAAATAAATCTAATCGTTCATATTGGGGTTGAATAGGTAGTGGGTGTAATTCATACGCACTAGTCGGTTTTATAGAATATGGCCAGCTCATGGTGTAGTGACTGCAATTTTGTGAACAACTGTTAATAAATCTGATTTGTACGATTTACCAATGATTGATAAAATTATACTTTTGCAGACAACATCGTTCCATTCAGGATCCCATTCATTTAAATTTTCGCTTATTGTTATTTCAATAGCATGTTCGTCATTGACTGTAGTCCATGGTTCCATGTGCGTAATAGTTTTATTGCTATAAATTTTAAAATTTGGATTTGATAATCGTCTATAGATAAATTCTGTCCATTTTTCTACATTCGAGTTAACAGACCACGGATCAAGATTAATATGCGGAATAATTGAACAATGATCTGCTACTAAATGTATGTACATAGTTTCCTTGCAACTTAATAGTTCCTCAGAACTAACAACTTGTAATTCTTTCATAAAATCAAACTTAACTCCACCTGTGTTAAAATAAAAACAATCAACAGTAGGTAAGTCGTGAAACAATTTTATAAGATGATTTCTAATTCCGCCAGGATGTATAACATTTTGTTGTATCCTTGGATTATAGTGTACACAAATAGGTTGAGCCAATCCGTTTTTAAAAAACGAATCAGCTAACCAACATATTTTAGGAAGTATTCTTCTGGATCTTTCGTGTATGTCGATAACTCGAAAATATTCTTCAAAGTTAATTAAGAATGGTATTATCTCATACAATAACGAACTAGAGGGTTTTAATAAAAGATGATCCTTACCAATCTCTCCGCGATACAAATTTTCTGACGAACGCTTGTAAGTATAAAAAAAGTTTATATTTTTCTGTACACTATTAATTGGAATAGATTCCAGATTAAAGTGATTATCTTTCTTTAAGAGATATGGGTAAGTCTCGATCATTTATCATTTAGTTTCTTTACGAGCGTTCTTAACTGCTGTTACATCGTTGCGAACATCTTTGCAAAGTTTGGCCAGTTCTTGTAAGTGTTTGCGAACACGAGTGCCAGCGGCACCAACTTCTTTATCGTAAAACTTTTCGAAATCGCCTTCCATTGCTTCTACGATTGCTGTGAATTCTGGGTGTCTATTATTTGCCATTTTGATTCTCCTTTAATGGTGAGTGAGTTATTCACTCTACTACTAATTTAGCAGAACACAATAGCTATGTCAAAGGAATTGATTACGGACCAACATTTCCAGCTTCTACGTCCGGACTTGAGCTACTAATAGGTACGCCAGACGCCATCATTGCTCCGGCTACTGCTATTCGTACGTCTTCTACGTATACTGTTACATTGCTGGCTACTACCACATCTCCTAAAACCGAAACAGTTCCTTCTGTGGCGGCTACCCACGGTTGTTCCCCAATGAATACTGTTTGTTGTTTGGTTACTTTGAGTAAATCCAAACCAATATCTTTAAGAGTTCTTGCAACACCTGGCATAATTATTTTCCTGGTATCGGTATTCCCGCAACTGCCGTGGCACTAGATTTTACATCTTCTGGCCTAGGTGGAAGGATAACGTTTAACAATCTCTTTTTTATAATTTCAAAGTATTTTAAAACTGTTTTATATGTTTCAGTATTAGTTATTAATGCACCTATGGAACTAGCCCCAGATGACGCATAACGTGAAATTGCGTCTACTGCTTCTCCGGTGCTAGTAAATAATCGAGCACCTATTGTTTCGGTAGTTAACTGTTCGATAAGTGGAGGCAATTTTGGATCAACTCCTGATTGTTTTTTCATTGCTACTGAAAAATTGTTAGTTTTAATTTGATTAGCCGCAGACGCAGAAGTTATTATAGATTGTACGTTCTTTTTTACAGCCCAATGACTAACATCTGGAATGATGTTAATAACTGCTTCTGGCATTCCTTTTTGGTGGGCATCGATCTCTCTAATTGCTTTGTTTATTTCAACAAGGTTTGCATGTATCTTTATTAGTATTGCATTAATTAATACAGCCTGATTAGTAATTAGTAAAGCATGATCGCTTACGATAGTTGTTACTACAGGAACAAACGGAGGTACCGGCCCAGCTGGAAACGGTGTATTAGTTGTTCCCGGTTGTGGTGTTGCTATAGAAACGTATGTTCCGCCTAGTGTTGACATTGTTATTAAGGTTTTGGTATGCCGGCTACCGCAGTTGCAGTTGATACAACATCCGAAGCCGTTGGTGGAAAGATTGCAGTTGTTAATGTATTAATGGCGTCTTCAATATACGCCGATACTGTTTTATAAACTGCTGTATTTGTAATCATAGTTTGAATAGAGGCTGCTGATGATGTAATAAAGTTTGTAACTGCACCTTCGGCTACTGCAATAGCATTCATTTGCATAGAATCTTTAATAGTTGTTGTAATTTGGTCTACTATAGGAGGTTCTACTGGAACTGGTTGTCCTGTTGCTATAAGCGCATCTTTAGTTGCTTGGACTTGAAAATTATTAGTTTTAATTTGATTAGAAGCTGCTGCCGCTTGAATAACAGTTTGACTGGCTGTAGCTGTAGCAACACTAGAAACTGCAATTTGTAAATCTTTTAATGCTTTGGCGCTAACTCCAGTATTATTTTTTAACTCGCGTACTGCTTTGTTAACTTCCACCAATGCCGCTTGGATGGCTGTTAGTTGTTTAACAGTTGCCAAATTGGCAGTACCAATTGCCAAGGCAACCGGATCAAGATTAACTGTCGTTGTTCCTGGACCTGTCATTGTTATTACTGTTGACATACTTGTCTCCTAGTGTTCTAAATATTTATACCAGTTTTATGCCGGATGTAGCTTCTAAAAATTGTTTAGCAAAATCAGCATCTGTTGCTTCGGATACTGTTACTGTAGTCTTTAGCAATTTTACATCCTTGTCTGGATTTACTGTAAACAAGTATGGCATTAGTCCAGGACCTTTAGGACCCATACCAATTACTTGAATACGTGATAACTTATAATACGTATCTGTTTCTTCTACTAGTTTAGCAACAAGCTCTTCACCGCTTGTTAGTTTTAAAGTGATTACTTCACCTGCTGATACACCTTTGTCAATTAACATATTATCCTTTGAGTGTGTTAAAAAATTCTTCGTCTTTTCCAGCTAGGCCTTGATAGCCGCCTGGAAGGAGAACGCCGTCCTTAAAAATTTGTGGTACACTACGCAAGCCCTGCTCCATCAAAAACTCACGTGCATCCGGCTCATCTTCCATCTTAATAGTTTTAAATGGAATGCCTTTACTTTCTAACAATGCCTTTGCTCTATCACAAAATGGGCAGTTGTTCTTTGAATATATTGTAATCATTTATTGTCCTAAAATACTATTATAAACTTGGTAGCTCATCGTAGTCAATAGCATCTGACATTACACCAATAACATAGTTAGTCGATTCGCTTTCTTGTAGTGCTGTTTGTTTTTTACTGGTATCCACATGTTTGTTAAACCAAGGGATAGGTGTTGATTTTGGTGCTGGATTGTTATATTTGATTCCAATATCTTTCAATGCAGCAACTGCCGTGTAATCTACAAAGTCTTTAAGAATGTTTGCGTTAAGACCAATAACCGGACCTTTGATAAACAAGTAATCCGCCCATGCTTTTTCTTCACGTATAACATCCATATAGAGAGCATACACTTCTTGTTCACACTCTGTCTTTACTTCAGCAAACCTAGTGTCTTCTTTAACTACTTGATTGATCAAGTAAGCTGTCCAACCTTTGTGTAATAATTCGTCTTGTAGGATTAATTGAATGATGTTACCATTGCCCATAAAGATTTTGTTCTCGACCATTGCCAAACTAGTAGCAAAGCTAACCATGAAACGGAACGCTTCTAGTGCATAGCTGGCATGTAGTGCCATATAGATTGCTTTGATGTGTGTACGTTCATTAATCTTCTCACCCATTTGCTTACGGCAGTTAACCATATGCAAGTCTTCGTAATAGTTACCTACACTAGATGCCATGTCGATAATTTCTTTGGTATCGTGGATTGTATTGAATACATCCTTAGGCACGTTGTAAATGTTACGAATGATGTGACTATAACTCTTGCTATGAATGTTAGTTTCAAAGAACGTCCAGTTGTATACTAGTGCTTCTAACTCTGGCAATGATATAACAGGCATGAAGATTTGGCTAGGTCCACGACCTTGTAAACTATCTAATGCTGTTTGACGAAGCAAGTTGCTAGTAAAGATATGTTTAATAGCATCACTGGCATCTTTAAAGTCGTTGCTATCTTTAGTTAGACTAATTTCTTCTGGTTGCCAAAAGAAGCCTCGAGCAGTTGCTTCGAAGTCTGCAATCTTCTTGTACTTAACTTCTTCAAAGCGTTGGATAGTAACTGGACCAGCTGGATCCAAGAACATCTTACGATTAAGATAGTCTGTTTTTGTTTTTAAATTGTATTGAGCTTGGCTCATAGTTTGCATGCCTCACAGTCATCTTCTAATTCTTCTAAATGGAATCCGTTTACTTGAACTCCATTTATTTGTGTTTGTTCTGGTGTAGGTTCTTGAATAGCTTTGCTTCCTGCCTTATTAATCAAACTATAGTAGAATGTTTTTAATCCCCACATATGAGCTTGCATCAAGTTCTTAGCAATTAATGTCGTTGGAACTTTGCGATCTGCGAAGTGTGCTGGATTATAGAAAGTGTTAGTACTAATACTTTGATCCACATACGCCGCAAGCACGGCCGCTGTCTTTAAATAGCCGGCACAGTCTTTTTGTTCCCACATCATTTGATATTTGTTTTTAAGTTTATGATATTCTGGAACAACTTGTGTAAATGATCCTGCTTTACTTTCTTTTGTACTAATTAAACTCATTGGCATTTCAATGCCGTTAGTTGAATTAATAACAACACTAGAAGATTCTACAGGAGCAATTGCCATAAGTGTTGCATTGCGAACACCATACTGTTTCATGTTAACACGTAAGGTTTCCCAATCTAGTTCTGGGGTAAAGTCTGCTAGTTCATTAGCACCTTCAGCTCTTAGCTCCCACGGAAACATACCCTGGCCATATCGTGTGTGTGAGCTATGCTGACAAGCACCACGTTCTTTAGCCAACTCGACTGTTGCTTCCGTTAAGTAGAATGCCTGATGTTCCATCCACGCTTTAACATCTTGTAGTGCATCCTTTTCGCCGTAGCGTAGTCCACGCTTGGCGTGCCAGTAGGCTAGATTAGTAACACCAATACCCAGTGGCTGAATCTCGTCATTGCTTAGTTTACTTTGTATGCTTAGGAAATCTTGGTAATCAAGGATATTACACAGACTACGCTGAAGTATACGGCAAGCCCTACGCATATCTTCTGGATTCCTGAAAGCTCCCCAGTTAATACTACCCAACGTGCATAAAGCAATACGACCATCAGGATCATCGAGACGTTTAAAAGACTTAGTAGGTAATAGGATTTCACAGCAGAGATTACTTTGGTAAATTGTATGGTACTCTGGGTCAAACGGACCCTGGTTCATAACATTGTCAATGAACACTAGATAGATACGTCCTGTATCAGTACGCTCTTTCAGTATGCCCGACTTGAAGACTTCTTCAGCGGACATGGTCTTCTTACGAAGTCCTTTTTGTTTTTCATATTTTACATACAGTTCTTCAAAGCGTTGTGTATTTTGATAGAAGGCTTCGTATAAGTCTGGAACTTCATTAGGATCAAAGAAGGTTATGTCTTCTTTGTTTTTAAATCGTCTCCAGAAGAAAGCACTAAGCACAACCCCATAATCCATATGACGGACTCGGGTTTCTTCTGTTCCTTGATTGTTCTTAAGGACAATAAGGTCATCAAACTGATGATGCCAAATAGGATAAAAAACAGTAGCACTTGCATTACGAATACCTCCTTGACTGCAACTACGTAAA